GCGTTGCCGCGACCGCCGGTGCCATCGACGACCACGCGCCTGCCTCGAACTTCTTGCGGGCCTCCTCGACCAGCGCGCTCTTCAACAGCGTCTGGTACTGCGTCTCGTAGTTGATGGGCATGCCGGCATCGTTCGGCTGGCTGGCGCCGAGGGCGAAGTCGCGCTGATAACCGCTGATGAAGACCATGGAGGCCATCAGGAACAAGTCAGGCAGGTACGTGCTGACGAAGGTCGTCGTGTTGGACGCCGAGAGCGAGTCGGGGCGAACGGTGCCGACGATCTCCACGCTGTAGTTGGCGTTCGGCCACGGCGCGATCAGAGCCGTGTTCTGGTTCAGCATCGCCATCCACTGCGGGACGCCCGTCGCGCTGGGGGAGGCGTAGACCGTGTCCATCCAGACTTTGGTCGTCGGCAGCAGATTGACGCGCGTCCCCGCGTCGGGGTTCGCGGTGCCGACGGGGGTGATGACGTTGATCTCCTGCACCGTCACGAACTGAGAAATCGGCCATGTGATCTGGCGGCTGCCGGTCGCGCACGCGAACCCGGAGGCGGCGGTGACGGTCGTCAGCAGGTCGAGGTCGCGGTAGATGCGGTTCTCGGCGTAGGTGATGCACTGCGGCAGATTGGCGACGAAGTTGACGTCCGCCGGGTCCACCACCGCGAGATTGGCCAGTTCAGTGACGAACGTGGCGTAGGTCAGTCCGGTCGTCATTTTACCCCCTAACCGCGGGCAAGCTTTTCAAGTGCGTTGGTTTTCTGCGCAGAGCCGGCGGAGCTGCCGACCCAGTATCCTACCACTGCTGTGAATGAAGTACCAAGGCTGCCCAGCATGATGTTGGCAAGCGTCTGGGAACTCTCAGGGATTTCTTGACGAACCACGACGTACAGCATCGCGAAAAAGCCAATCGTGATCAGTATGCTGATGATCGGCGCGCCCCACGCAATCACTGACCCAGCCTCGGCAAGCCTCACTGTCTGATTGCGGGCACTCTGCACGTCCGCGAGCTGCGCCTGCAGGGTGTCGAATTCCTGCCGGCGGGCGTCGGCCTCGGCCTGCATAACCGCCATTTTGAACTGCAGGGCGAGGTTGGGGTCCGCGGCGATGGCCCTCTCGATGCCGGCGGCGTCGGAGGTCCCCAGAAGATCTTGGGCGATGCCTGTGATCTTTGTCACCGCGGCGCCAGTCTTGTCGCCCATGAGCCAGCTAGCGACGGTCGGCGCGAGGCCGAGCAGGAGAGGGAGAAACGGCATCAGGAGGGTGTCTCTTGTGCGTGGCGGAGATCGCTCAAGAACCCGCGGTGGTAGCCGGCGATCAGGTCAGCCTTGTCAGTCCCGTTAATGATGCGTCGCGCGCCAATCGGGTCATCCACCGTGTCGTTGAAATACATTTCGAGGCACTTGCCGGTGAAGTCGCCGACGGAGCTGTCAGCTTTCATCATGCCCTCGAACATGATCGCGGCGGCGATGCGCGGGTCCATGGCGAGGTCGAGATTGGCCAAGAGATCGACGCCCAGCAGGCGGCCCATCTTCTTGTAGTTTTCCTCCCATGTGAGCTGGACGTAGCCGCGACCGTACCACGGGTAATAGCGCAGGTTCCGCCGGCGCCACTCCTCCGACAGCCAATAGGCTTCGCGAACCGGCTGCATCGTCATGTTCGTCTCGTGATAGGTCGTGGCGAGCATGTAGGCCAGCCAGCGCAGGTCCGTCAGCTTGCGCACCTCCCACTCGTCGAGGATGGCGTCGATGCCGTTCACCTGATCCTGTGTGAGCGTGCCGCTAAACAGGTCCGGGCGGATGCCGTCGAAGAAGACTTTCCGGTTCGTGCTCATGGGATTCTCATGGACAACTGGCCAAGCAGGGTCATGCCGACGTCCTTCATGGAGTCAACAATGATGCCGCCCGTGAGGATCAAGATACAGACCGTGGCGAAGCCACCGACTGAAATGAAACCGATAAGGCCGGCTCGCCATTCACCCTTCATCTCTACGTCCTTTCGATATCAAGTTTTTATGTGTTGACTGTCCGCAGTATGGTGAAGCGGATGACAATGGCCTGAGACAGGCTGCCAGCGGCGACATTTCGGACGGTGATGACACAGGTGTCTGAGCCGGGTGTTCCCGTGACGGTGTAGGCACCGGCAGTCCCTGCGGACACGTGCGCCAACAAGACATGATCGGTGATGCCGATGTTGGTGTTGTTCAATGTGAACGCCACGGCGGTCCCGCCATTCAGGGCGGCGGCGTTCATCGTTATCAGCCCCGTCATCGTGTTCAACGAGACTGCCGTCGATTTATTAGTGGCCTGCGTCACGGTCCCCCCGGAACCCGTCGAGTAGCCGATACCGGCAGTGGCTGATGAGGTGAGAATTGCCCCCGACGACGTGATGTCGTTGATAAGCAGGTTCCCCAATAAGTCGGTGTAGGAACTGTTGTTCGTGTACACACGATTGACGTTGTGGTCGACGACGGTCCACGGGCCGGATAGCAGGTAGCCGGGATCGCTCGCGGTGTTGTGGGGATCGTAGATAAGATTTTCGGGGTACTCACTTCCCGCGGTGGTTCCTGTGAATGCCACGTTGGACGCGATAAAGAGGCCGCCTTCGTAGGCCGGGTTCTTGCCGCCAATCTGGGCGAGCAGTCCATCTTCGGCCATACGAACGCGAGTGTTGAACAGAGTGAAGGGCGACGTTTGCGCTCCCACCCACATGCGCGGCCCGACGATCTGGTCCTGTATCTCCCCCGAGAAAAAACCAGCGATCTGATCGAGCCACATGTTTGAGAGCGTATATCGAACCGACGTGAACGGCGTGAGGCTGGTCACCTTGGAGTTGTCCAGAAAGAGTGTGTTCAGGTCCTTCGCTGCGAAGCCGACGCCTGCTGTATTGGCAATCAGGATACGGAACCTCAGATCGCTCGAAGAGCCGGTCCCTGTGTTGTACAGGGCGTGACCCGGAGTTGCGATGTTGGCGACTACCGTCCCGGACGTGGTCAGCGGCGCGACGTCGGCAAATGAGCCGCCCTTGCCGTCTCCATCGACCGCCGCGATGGAGGTGAAGAAGAGGCGGGTACCCGACGCAGCGTCGTAGCGCACGCAGACGGGAAGATCGACAAATGTCGAATCCAAGCAGCCATTAGCCGCCGAGGGCCCGGTGATCGTGAACACCGCGCTACCGGACGTCGTGGTCACCAGCGGCGAGCCGAAAACCATGAACTTGTTGGAGGCGTCGAGCCTCGACGTGACGCCGCCTGCGGGGGTCTGAAGCGTGTTGGTGGTCGAGTCGGTGTTGGCGTCGATGTTGGCTTGACGGAAATCCGACGCGCCATCCATGTTCAGGATCATGGTCGTGATGCCCACATCCTCAGCCCCGAACGTGAGGTCGCCCGCCGTGATGTCAAGCACGTCACCGGCCGTGTCAAACAACCCGTTACCATTCGACTGGCGCACCGCGCCGGCACCGATACGTATGCTTGTAGACGACCCCGGTGTGGTAGTCGCCGTGGCGTTGGCGCTCATCGTGAAGGTGCCGGAGCCGACCGACAGCACCGTGGTGTTGGCGGGGATGCCGGTGCCGGACAACACACGGCCAACCACAATCTCGGACGTGTCGGACACGCTTGTGACAATCGGCGACGTGTTCGTGAGCACGCCAGTCGTCGACATCAGGGACTTCTTGTGCCAGAAACTGCGGCCACCGCTGATGCTGTAAAGAACCCCGGCCACGTTCTGGCAGTCGATGAACTGCGAGTTCATGCTGTTGCACGAGCCGAACTCAATGTCGTAGTAGGACTGCGCGCCTATTTTGGAAGAAAACAGGATAGGGTCCTTGCGGGTCGCAAAGGTGCCAATACAACTCAGCTTGAGCCCGGTGAACGAGTGCGCCATCTGGCTGCTGATGCCGTCGCCGACGTCAAATGCGGCGTCCTCCCCAGACGTGCGGTTGTACGAGACAAGAATGTTCGCGCGGCCATTCGCGTCGCCGCCGATGACGGCGTATGAGCACAGAGAGATCGCCGCGCGCACGAAGCTGATGCTTGCGCCAATCTTGTAGAAGAGAGGTGGGATATACAGCTTCGCCGAACGGCCGCCCGCGCAGTAAGTGAGCATGGTCGTGACGGCGGCCTGTATCTCAACATCGACGGCAGCAGCCGACGTCGCTAGGGCCTCTGTCTCGTAGCCGGTGACCCACCAGCTCAACTGAAACTCACCGGGAGTGATGACGCGCTGCCACGCGCCCGTCGCGCCCGTCGGGTCGCTGTCCGGCGCAGCCCACAGACCCTCCTGTGGGTCGTTGGTGACGTTGGCTGACTGATCGCCCGTGCGAAAAACGAACACTCCGCCGCCGCCGTCGCCTGCTGTTGCGCGGCACTGCGTCTGGACTTCCTGCGGGTAGGAGACGAGGGACTTCAGCGAGGCCAGCGTGGAGCGCGTGAAGACTGCAATCGGGTTGTAGGCCATGTCTGTAGTCCTCTACTTTACCGCTCTATGCGCTGCCGCAAGAAGCCTTAGATGATCCACCAATTAGCTCCATCGGACTGAAACGACTGGGTGGTGAGAGGAGTCAAAGCGCCGGGGGCGGAGCCGTCCACCGTCTGGGAACTGGTTGTCGCCATCAGGATGTCGTTGCCACTGGCAAGCGTGTTGCCGTTCTTCACGGTAAACTTTCTGCCTGTAAGGCCAACCGCCGTGGGAAGCGTCAACGTGAACGAATTGGTCAGACATAGTACAGTGCTGTCCGTCGTCGTGATTGTGTAGTTGGCGGTCTTGGAAGTGAAGGGCTCAAGCACGGGGTCGCCGACGACGGCAAGCGTGCCCGTGGTCGGGAAGGTGACGTTGGTATCGCCCGTCAGCGTGGCCGTCAGGCTGTGGGCACCACTGGTGATGAAGTTTCCGGCCAAGGTTAGCGTAGATGCGCCTGCCGTCCAAGTGTTGCCGTTGTAGGTCTTGTTGGTCAGCGCCTCGGACCCAGCCAGCGTGGCCAGCGTGCCGGTAGTCGGGAGAGTGACGCTGGTGTTGGCCGTCAAAGTAGCCGTCAGGTTGTAGGCGCCTGACGTGATCAGGTCGCCGCCCATCGTCAGCGTGCCGGACCCCGCCGTCCACGTGTGGCCGTTGTAGGTCTTGTTGGTCAGCGCCTCGGATCCAGCCAGCGTGGCGAGCGTGCCCGTAGTCGGGAGGGTGACGCTGGTGTTGGCCGTCAAAGTAGCCGTCAGGTTGTAGGCGCCTGACGTGACGAGGTTGCCACCCATCGTCAGCGTGCCGGACCCCGCCGTCCACGTGTGGCCGTTGTAGGTCTTGTTGGTCAGCGCCTCGGCTCCATCCAGCGTGGCGAGCGTGCCTGCGGTCGGGAGCGTGACGCTGGTGTTGGCTGTCGTGGTGAGGGTAGTGGCGAAGGCCCCGACCGTCGCGAGGCTGCTGTTGTCGGTCAAAGTCAGGGTGGCGGTAGTGGCCGGCGCGGTAATCGTGACCCGGTTGAACGACGTCCCCGTGGCCGCTCCAATATTCGGCGCTGTCAGCACGGGGCTGTTGGACAGCACGACACTGCCAGCGGTACCTGTTACGGCGTACTCGCCGAGAACACCCGCGGCGTTATAGAGGACGCGAGAGGTATCCCCCCCGGCGATTTCGGTCGCGCCAACCGTCAGACTGGTGCTGACAGGGTAGTAGGCCGCGATGATGTACGCCCCCAGCTGGGCTGTGGCGACCTTGACCGACGTGCCCGCCTGCACCGCCTCGAACTGTTCCGTCCCACTCAACGCAACGGCGGCGGGTAGATTGGGGATCTGCAAATTAGACATTATGTCAGCGGTCCTGTCTCGGGGACGTCGGTGTTGTTGTAGGGCAGCCCCGGGTCGTCGTTGCCCGGCGCGTTGGGGTCGGTGCCCGGCTGCTCGTTGAGGCTTCCCGGTGGCGCGCCCGTCTGCTGCGTGACGCGGGTGCCGTCGTTCTGCGTGATGCGCCCGTCGTTGCCGGGGATCGGGATGCCGGTCCAGAAGTCGACCGTGTCCTGACCGCTGGTCGTGCGTCGCGTCGTGGACGCAGCGACAAAGTCCTGCACGCGGGGGTTCTGGATCGGCACCGGATCCGCGGGGATCACGATGGAGCGCAGCTGCTGCTGCTGGTCGTCGTTGCATTTGCGGCAAACGAGCACGCGCGTGTTCTGCAGCGTCGCGCCTCGCCAGTCGAACTGGAATTGCAAGGCTGAATGCTGATAGCGAAAACCGCAGCGGTCGCAGATTGCATGCGCCTCCGGGTTGCTTGGGCTGGTCCTCGCTCTACCTGACCGTGATGCGTATCCCATCGTTCACCTCACGGCCGGTAGTAGCCGGCAATTTGCGGCGAAATGAATTGCGAGGCCTGCTCGATGTTCTGGTCTGCGGCGATCTTGTAGGTCTCGTCGGCTACCGCCTTGAGGCCTTGCGCGATCTGCGGGTTCCACACCTTGGCGAGGCGGTAAGCGAGGCCGTCAGCGAAGGCTTCGAGCCACAGGTACGGGATCTCGACGGTCTGCCCGCTTGAGAACTCCGAGTCCTGCAGCCGGCGCACGCGGTAATACTTCAGGGTCGTCGTGCTGGAGCCGTCCGGCACCGGCCAGAGCGTGACCGTCGGACTGATGAGGCGGTCGAACCAGAAAGTCGTGGGGAAGCCCTGCTGCGCCTTGTTCGGGTACGAGGCGTACTCCGTGCGGCTGACGGGCATGATGATACGGTCGGTGTTCGACCCGCCGCCTGTCGTCACCATGTAGGCGTCGAGGATCATGACCGTGTTGGCGTCGACGGCGTATGTCGAGACACCCTGCGTCACGGGTGTCGTAACAAGGTCGACGGCCCACAAGTTGACGCCTTGGTTCGCCCACGACGCCAGCATCATGTTCGTCGCCATGCGGGCGCTCTGCATGTGCTCCTGCACGAGCGACGTCGGCCGGATCTGGCAGAGGTTGAACGCGTAGAGCGTCAGCTCGCCGAGAGAGGGGTTGAAGGTGTAGGTTCCGCTAGAAGTCATGAGCCCTCACTCGGGCACGACACCCGGCTGGATGAATGTCGCTCTCACCGAGCCAGAGCCGCTGTTGAGAAGGATGCGCGCGTATCGGGGGATCGGCGTCAGTACGCCGCTCGCGTTCGCGGTTTCGGCCACCAGTCCGGCATCGCCGCAGTCGAACCAGATCATGCTCGCCGCCGCGACCGGGTCAGTCGGGTCGTTGGGGTCGTCGCCCGTAATCTCAATATCGTAGTTGACCGTGCCGACGACGCCGACTGTGACGCCGATAGAGTTGAAAGCCCACGGGTCCATCATGACCCATGAGCTGGCCGCAACACCGTTCGTGCCAATGGACAGGTTGCCGGTCAGCGCCGCGCTGCAGTAGGCGCTCGTCACGGTCTTGTAGTCGAGGACAGACGCGACGGTGCTGTTATTGACCAGCGTCACCGTCTCCGAGATCAAGTCGCCGGCCCAGTTCGTGCCCGCCAGCAGGATGGTCTTCGTCGTCTCGTTGGACGTCGTCGTGAACAGGATGCGGCGGGGGGTATCGAGGATCGCGACACCCGCTGTGACCAGCGAGCCGTCCAGCGTCAGGTTGCCTGCGGCGCCGACGCCGGACACAGTGCGAATATTGGTGGCGCTCGCGCTGGCGAGGGGGCCAACGGTGACAGTAATCGGGCGCATCTACAGGGCTCCTAGCATTTCACGTCCCACTTCTTCAGCGCAAGGTTGATGCGGCTGTTCGGATCGTGGGCGGTTTTTGAGGATGTCAGCTTTTCCTTCATCCCGCACATGCGGGCGCGGAAGCTGTCGCGTCGCGCAGAGGACGCCGGGCTGCTCTTGGCCTGCTCCGCGGTGACGGGCGGCTTGATGTTGTATCCGGTGGCGCGCAGGGACGCCCGGCCGGTGGCGTTCAAGCCGCCTGACG